TAACATCAGCACTATAATTACCAAAATCTACACTAGATGTCGTATCTGGTGCTGAAGGTAAATCACTAATGCTTGGGTTAGACCACGGAGTAGAAGCAGGGGCTGACTCATAACCAACACCCTGTTTATCCTGAAATTGTACTGTTCCTGGTATTGACATTGGTGTCATAGGACCAAAGGTCTTAACAGCATTTGCTTCTTCAATTTGCCAATTAGCTAATGGAGCAGCACCAGTCCTGTAATCATAAGGTTTATTCCCTTCTACAACAGGCACATTATTAGGGTCTTGAGTAAACCAATTATCAAAGAAACCACCGAACATTCCTGGACCTTGTACTCCTAAAGCGTTTTGACCTGCTCTTTGGGTTTTAGCCTCGTTGTAGTAATCTTTCCAAGTTTGACCTTCTAACATATCGTTATCAAACATACCTGTTTTTTCGTTTTTTTCACCTCTGTTCATTTGGTATGCAGCTAGAGTATTTCCGTAGAAGTTTCTATCATCCCAGCCTGTAGGGTCTCCTTCAAACGTAGTATCTCCTGAGTACCAACTTTTCGTCTGTTCACCAGGAGCATAGTTTTCCCACCTATTATAGTTAGGGTCTAATGCTTGTTTATCTGAACGCTCTTGGTCTCCTGGACCTAGTATGTCATAATCAGAATCAATACCTCTTGCAAATTGAGTTCCTAATCCGAAAGGAAGAATAGCAGCACCGAATGTTCTCTGCCACTGGGGTGCACGTAGATAATCTTGTGTTCCTCTATATGAAGCATTGGGGTCGTAAGCAGTATCTTCATAATCACTACCACCGTCTGATTGTGGTCTAGGAGACATACCTCTTTGTTGACTTTGATTAATAGGTTGTTGTTGTTGTTGTTGGTTCATCCACCAAGGTTGTTGTCCTTGTTGTTGATTAAAACCACCATACCCACCAAACATATTACCAAAAGGATTCTGTGAACCTACAGTACCTGCAAAGTTATAACTATTACCAGTACCAGCTGATGAATTAGGAGCACCCCAGTTAGTCTGTCTTTGATTAGAAGGTTGTGGTGTCCATTGGAATGGATTAATATTCTGTGTAGATGATAAAGAACCAGCACCAGGCATAAAGGGATTAGTATTACCAACAGTAGGATTGTTGTAATCGTTTGCTAGACCCCAGTTTGTAGTAAAAAACCCCATATGTATTCCTTATGTTAAGTTCTGTGCAATATTACAATACATCTTCGTACCATCTGAAACACATCTAACTAAATCTACAGCACTACTACCTGAAGTAATCGTAGGATTATTACCACCTACAAAGCTGAAATCACCACTAAAGGTAATATCATAAGCTCCAGTATTCTTAATTAAGAAGGTAGCTTCAACACCTGAAGTCATATTAGAAACATTCAATGTGTAGTTACCTTGAACACTGACAATGAATAACTGTGAGTTCAATAGGTTGGCTGTCTGGCTTGAGGCTAGTGTTACTGTCTCTGAAGCGGTAGTATGTGCCTTAGTAAAGGTCTGTGGTGTATCTAATGTAACAACCACTTCACCCCCTACTGTAGCTGTTGTTGCTGTGAGTAAGTTACATACAAAGTTCTCAGAGGATACACCGTTAACGTCTGCTTTCGAGTTGACTGCTGTTCGTACTGCTGTAAATTCAGTATTGAAATCAGCTCCTGATATTACTTTACCTGCATCTGAGTCAGCTAAAGCATCCTTACCTGACCAGCCAACTGCGATTGTATAATTACTCATAGTGTTTTACCTTGTTTAAATAATAATGATAATGATTGAAGTGAAGCCTTATGCCCTTTAGTTACACCATCCATCTCTAGTCTTAAATACTTAGCACTCCCAGCTAAAGGAACACTATGTTCTTTAAGACCGTGAATAGGTGCATACTTGGAATTAGTAGGGTGAGTTGTAGCATTATGTGTATGTGTTACTGTTGTAGTTCCATATCTAGCATCACTATCTCCCCACTTATAAGCAGTTCCAGATAGAGCAGGGTTAAGTTTAAACGTAGGCGATAACTTAGGCTCTAGTTCAAAGTCTTTATATACCCTAACACCTACATCTGTACCTTGTCCACCTGATACAACCATAACTAATCTCTTTAAGATAGATGATAATACACCTTGTCCTAGGTCAATCCAAACAGTAGAGAAACTACCTGTATAGGAATTATAGGTATAAACCGAAGAACCACTATAATCTACATCATAGTATCCTTCATAAGTAGCCACTCTCCCTGACTGTTGTCCTACTAATAGACCGTAAGTACCTGAATAGAACAAACTAGCAGGGTCTCTATCACTTGCAAATGACCATTTAGTCACTCTAGGTGTATCTCTTTGAGTAGTAAATTGAGTATCGAACACGTAAGTTACATTCTTATCTACAAATGATAATAAATACAAACCTTCATCTAACATATAGGAAGATTTAACATTAGTAGAGGCTTTAATATTAGCAATCAACTCATCTTTAATCGTAGTTGACTTCTCAGTTAAAGGTAACTTATCTAATTGAGCAGTTCTGAATAAAGACCTGACACCAGTATCAGATAAGAAGTATAAATCATCAGCAATAGCTTGAATAGAGTCTCTAGATACACAACCTATTCCTCTAATAACTTCATCTAAAGCTAAATTACTTATATCTTCCGCACCGTCATATAAGATTATGTTCTCTTTACCGAAGATGGCTAATTTACCAGCAAAAGCGTGTAGAGCTACAATCTCATCACTACCCCATACTGATTTAAGGTCGATATAACCAGCATCTCCTGTTGACCAATGAGTAGAATCTAATAAATCAGAGTAGTATAGAACATCGTTCTCTTCTGAGATACCTCCAGCCCATACTCTACCGTAATAACCTAGACCACAAGAAGGGTCAAAGGTAGTTACACCTGTGGGTGCTGTGTATCCCGCAGCAGCTTCAAGTAAAGACCAAGTTGCTGACTTGTATTGTAGAATCTTCTCACCTGCTTGGAAGCCAAGTAAATCTTTATTAAATGTCTGCCATTGCCAATCAGAGGTAGTAACACCTGATGGACTGTAAGCGTTAATAAAGGCAGCATCTTTATCTGATAAGTCTAGTTCATAAATCTTACCACCAGTGGAGCAGAAGTGTTTAGTTGTAGTTCCGTTGTAATGTTCTACAATAGAACCTATCTTAGCAGCACCAGTAACTTGAAGAGTTCCTTGTTTCAATCCTTTACGGAATGTAACTTTACCACCTTCTGTATATACAATATTATCAGCCTTAGTAAACCACTCAGGACCTAACGCTGTAGCATTAGATTGTGTGTCTAGACCATTAACACCAATAGTATCTAAAGGTATAGCTTGGACTGTTTTAGCTTCAGTTGACATACCAATCTCTTTCGTATTCCATATTAGATGAATCTAACTGTACTGCCATATTCAGTGAATCTCTAGCTTCAGCAGCTACAGCACTTGAAATAGTACCACCGTCTTCACCTCTCTCAGATACAGCTCTAGCCCAAGCACCTAAGATAACAGGTTGTGACGGAGTTCTTAATATCTGTGCAGCTGTCTTTAGTTCTTTTTGTGCACCTACAATGTTAAATGAAATAGTCTGTACTCCAGTTGGAACTGGATATAAGTCAATATTGAAATCAGGTTCCCTTCCTACACCTGCTTGAGACACACCATTTAAAGCATACTTAGTAGGATTATCTTTAGATATTTGAGATAGTGGGAACACCTTATCATTCAACCACTCACTGTTTACTTGTTCTAATATCTGACCAGTATCTTGGCATATAACATCTAACACTTTAAATGTAACACCAGCACCTCTAGTTGCATCACCGAGGGTGTATTGCATATTGTCAGCTTTAGTTTTAATATTGAAGGTCTCTCTTAACGCAGCCCAGTCATGATAAGATTCTACAGTTTTCTTTGAATCATTCACAAGCTCACCAATTAACTTTTGATAATCAGTTATAGTATTAGAGTCATACAAGTTACCTGACCAATCAGAGTCAATAGTATCTTCTCTTAACCTACGCAATACTGAATTGATAATCTCTCTATAAGTCATAGTTGCTCCCTTTTGTTATCTTTACAGTCACACTTCGGCTGTATCATTTGTTGCATCATCTGCTGTGGCATATTCATCCATTGCTGGAAGAAGGCGTATGTTGAAGTAGAAAGAGCTGCTCCTAGTAGGAATATTATTACACATTTTCTATTCATCTCTTCATCCTATGGTGAACATATACCCATACAGGTGTTTGTTCTGTACCTACATTAACCACCATAACCGAGCATATTAACAATAACAATTACTGCGAATATACCGATTACTGCAAGAGTAGTTTTACTCATTGATTTAATCTTGTTAATTAGTTCTTCCATCACTCACTCCTTATCTTGTTCAAATACAACTTCTCTGTACTTGTTCTTAGCTTCGTTATAACCCCATCTTCTAGTTATAAGTGGAACTAGAACATTAGTGATCAATAGGAAAGCTATAAAACCAACTACCGACCACACAATTCCTTTCTCAAGTACATACGCTACTGCTTGTTCTTTATTCTCTATCTTATCAATACTAGGCTTATCAGGAATAATCTCATCATAAGCCATTGAGGTAGCTAAGTTTGCTATGGCAGGTATAGGTCCTGCTACAACATACGTGATACCTGTAGTAACACCAGTCTTACCTAAGTTCCTAATCTCTAGTGAGCTGCACCCCACTAAACTTAAAACTAATAATAGTGATACTACTTTAACCACTTCTCAATCTTTGTAATCATAAAGTTACAGAAATACTTAATCTTATTAAGCACAGTCTCTTTAACATACTGACCGTTCTTACCTCTAATTAGCGTTCCTTTTCTAGCCATAATATCTCAAGCACATTGTAAATAAGGAAATATAATCCAACAATCGCCTATACATAATGGTAATGTCACTTATCTTTATCCCTTAATATTGTATAAATCTGGTCTAACATCTTTTCTATCTTATCAATCTGGTGTGAATATTCCTCTCTATG